CCTCGTTGGTGTTGCGGCGACTTGACAGATTCGCCGAGGGGAGTGTAAGCTGGCAGCAGTCATTTTTGCAACCCGACAGCAGTGGACGGCTGTTGGAAATCTATACAAGGGAGCACACCCCACATGCCTGACGTTTCGTTCCACCCCTATCAAGTCGAGGGGATCATCCGAGCCTATCACGCACTGAAAAACCCGAGTGCGAGGGGCGCCTTCTACGTCCAGTGGAAGCCTGGCATGGGCAAGACGCTGGGCGCCATCGCATTGCACCGCAAACTCGGCACAGAAGTGCCTCAAATGCGCACTCTGGTCATCTGCCCCGTGGTCGCACAGGGGGTCTGGCAGCGCGAGTTCGACAAATGGCTGCCTGGCACCAGGATCGTTCGGGACACGCCGACGCCAGATTGTGACGTGGTCATTACCACGTACGACAAGGTCAAGGACCCGAGGGCTGACAACCCGCTTCATCAGCGCAGGACCGGAGCCGATAGGCTACACGCTTTGCAGCGCTGGAGTCCCGTACTGCTGATCCTGGACGAGGCCCAGTACGTCAAGTCACCGTCCACGGCACGTACCCGTGCGGCATGGCACCTGGCAGCGGCGGCGGACTACAAGCTGCTGCTCTCGGGCACCCCCGCCCACAGCCCGCTGGACTGGTGGTCGCAGTTCAGGATCGTGGCGCCTCACGAGCCCATCTTCCGCATGACCTACCAGCAGTTCAAGGCCTTTTCTGTGGAGATGCAGTCAGGGCCTGGCGGGGTCAGCTACCCGCTGCGCGGCGCTGGCGGCGCCATCATCACCAAGGCGGGCTTCAAGGATGTCATCAACGCCATGGCACCCTACGTTCACGCCGTCTCCAAGGAAGCGCTGGGGCTCCCAGAGCCGGTCACTACGGAAGTGCCTATCGACCTGAGCCCGAAAGAGCGCAAGGCCTACTCGGACATGGAGCAGGTGCTGCGGCACGAACTGGGCGACGAGACCGAGATCAACGCCACCATCGTGCTGACCCAGATGCTGCGGCTCAGCCAGATCGCGGCGGGACACGCCACCAACGATGCTGGCGACACCGTGATTCTCGGAGACTCCAAAGTCCGGGCTACCATGGAACTGATCGACGAGCGCCCCGACGAGAAGGTCGTCGTGGCCTGCAGGTTCCGACAGGACGTGGCGTCCCTGCTCCAGGAGTTGGAGCACCCATCAGGTTCCAGGAGGTTTGAAGATCCCCGCCCCGTCAGGGTCATCGACGGCAGCACCAGCGCCTTGGCCCGCACACAGGCTGAGGACTGGTTCCAGAAGCAGGACCACAACGGCGTGGTGCTGCTGAACTACCGAGCGGGCGGCGTCGCCATCACGCTCTCCAAAGCCTCGACGATCATCATGCACACCCTGTGCTTGAGCGTCATCGAGTGGGAGCAGATGATAAGCCGGGTACACCGCATCGGCACGACCACCAACGTCCAGGTGCTGTACCCCCTGGCATCCAACACGCATGACGAGGTCATGCTTTCCGCCTTGAGGAGGGGCGCTAGTCAAGTGGACATGGCTAGACTGTTGCTGCGGTATCTGAACCGCGTGGACGGAAGGGTGGCAGCCTAATGGCTCAGCCCTTCGAGGTCCTTCACTTCCGCGAGATCTACGGACGGGCACTCAGGCGGGTCGAAACGGGTTACGACCAGGCCTTCACCGTGGCCCCTATCAATGTCAGCGACCCGCCCAGGGAGTCGGCGCGAATCGTCGAGTCGGTGCGCCACCAACTGGTGGATATCCTGGACTACGGCGAGATGTTCTACGTCTCGGCTGAGATCTGTCAGTTCCTGATGGAGGAGCTTGTAGCTCGCATGGACACCAAGTGGGTGTTCCACTTCGAGCCTGGCGACTTCCCCACCCGGATCGGGATGGTGTACTTCGACACCAGCCTCATCAGGATGCCCACCATCCTGGCCAAGACAAAAGACCAGGCGCTGCGCGGCCTGCTGTGGGGTCAGCTTGCCCTGGACCCCAGGGACGAGGCAGGCAAGACCTGGCTGGTGCCTGGCTCGTACTCGGACTCGCTCTCGACCAGCATCATCGGCAAGGTGATCTACTCCATCGTCGACTCGATCAAGCCAGGCCAGTTCGCGGATCGGCGCTTCGAGCGCAGCCAGGACTATCGCAGGCGCTACGCACTGCCCTGGTCGACACGGCACTGGCTGCCTATCCCCTACCACCAGCGCTTCGACCCCAACCTGCTCAACGACCAGATCGACAACTCGACCTGGGGCAATGGGGAGATGACCCCCGAGGAGGTCAAGCAGGATGACCAGGACGCGGTCACGTCGGTGGGCACCATCCTGAAGCTGCTGCTGGCCTGGACGGCGTTCATGCAGACCGAGATCGTGGGCACCCACAGCCTGGACTCGGTGGACCACGACAAGGTCCTGAGCAGGGAAGGCCGACCGCCCGCCCAGGTCAGGATCGTGGTCCTGCGGCGCTACGCCTCAGCGCCCGAGATCAAGCACATGGTCGACGTGAACTGGCAGTACCGCTGGAAGGTCAGGGAGCACTACCGCAACCAGCGCGTCGGGCCAGGCCGCTCGATGGTCCGCCGTACCCTGGTCCGCGAGCACTGGAAAGGCCCCGATGACAAGCCTCAGGCCCACCAGGACACCATCCAGAGCCTGCAGCGCTAATGCCCGACGAGGCCTACGTCACCATCCCAAGGAATCCTAGTTGCACGCTCTGCCCCCTCGGGGGGCAGGGCCTGAGCACCTGCGTGTGGGGCGAGTGGCGCGGAGATGCGACCTGGTCAGGCCCCCGCGTCATGGTCGTCGGCATCAACCCTGGCGGCAGGGAGGATGCGGAGGGGCGACCCTTCGTCGGCCCGTCGGGCGCCATGCTCGACGAGGGCCTGGCCCAGGCAGGTATCAAGTATGCCTATCTGACCAACGCCTTCAAGTGTCTGGGGGAGCCGGACATGGAGTACGCCAGGGCGTGCCGCGACTACCTGGAGGGGGAGATCGAGAGTGTACGACCTGCATACATACTGGCACTGGGCAACGTCCCCACACAGCGCCTCCTGGGCAAAGGTACCGTTGGCCAGGTTTCAGGGAAAGAGATTTGGTCCGCGAAGTATCAGGCTTGGATCATGCCGGCTTTCCACCCAGCGGCTATCCTGCGAAATCGAGGTCGTGAGAACGCATGGCGAGCGGACGTTCTGCGCTTTGGCCGTCTGGTTCGAGGGGAGTTGGTACCGCCTCCCAATACCCCACCTGTTCGTGTGGATCTCGTGGACTCGGGGCATGCGCTCCGCGCCCTGGATGCGGGAATTAGGACCGAGCCCACGTTCAGCTACGACTTCGAGACCAACGTCGCGCCGTGGTGGCACAGGGCCTTCAGGGTCTATTCGGTAGCCTTTTCCTTCACGGGACAGGATGCCGTGGTGGTGCCCATCGCCCACCCGGAGTGCGACCCACAGTGGACGGCGGGCGTGCTCCGGTGGATCAGGGAGATGTTCGTGCCGCAGGTGCTGCAGGCCCGCGTTGATCGGGGAGGGGCGGAGCATCTCGCGCACAATGGCATGTTCGACGACCTGGTCTGGTACCGGTTGTCGGGCGCACTCCCCAGGGTGACCTTCGACACGATGCTGGCGCTCCAGCTTCTTGACGAGAACGCGCCCAAGAGCCTGAAGTGGGCTGGACGAGCCCACTTGGGATGGCCAGACTGGGACATCGATGCTCGAAAGCCTCATCCTCTCGCCGCCCTGTACCCGTACAACGGCTACGATGCTGCCGCAACTGTTCTACTGCGTGACCTTCTCGGCTACCGGCTACAGGAAGAACCTGTGCTGGCGCGGTACTTTCGGGTGCTGGAGATGCCCAAGCTGCGGGCGCTGGAGCGTCTGGTTGCGCGGGGCATTTACGTCGACCGAGCCCGAGCCGCCCAGTTGATGAAGCGGGCCTGGCGCGAGCAGCAGGCCGCTGACGCGCTAGTGCCTATCAACAACCCGGCCAGCAATCGGCAGGTTGCCCACTGGCTCTACGAAAGCCTGAAGCTGCCCGTGCTCAAGAACGG